CAGATAAAATTAATAAGTTTTCGCGAAAAAACTAAATTGTCCCCATGTCTCCTCCAGCCTCCGCTTCACCTTCTGCTCCGGTTGCTCCAGCTTCTGCTCCAGCTTCTGCTCCAGTTGCTCCAGCTTCTGCTCCAGTTGCTCCAGCTTTGGCTTCCTCTTCCGCTTTTTTAACGTAAGATTTGTTTAGCTGTATATCTTCATATGACAAATCTAGCCATCTTTCAATCATAAAATCTTGGTCGAAATATTGTACCTCTTCTTCTTTTACTGTTTCTTTTATTTCTCCCATTGCTGTTATGAAATCGATCCTTTTGATTAGCTGTTCAATTTCTCTAGATTCGCCAAACATGTTGTCACTTTCGAATTTGACACCAATTTGACTCCTAAATTCCGAGTCATTTTTTAGTTCAGGAAATTCTAAACACATTTGTATCCATAAAGGCTTTACCATTATCTCTTGGAATATGGATCTAAGTCTAGTTATAAATTTAGCAAATCTAATTTCGTCTCTCTCTGCACCATCTGCTCCAGTTTTAAAAACGTTGTTAGAACCCACACCAAATCGTGATGAGAATCTATTGTAAGGTATTTTAGAATCCTGTCTTAATTTGTTATAGAAATAAACCACCGAATCCATTATATTAAGATTTGGTCCTTGTGCATTTAGAGTTTCTATTTTTACTGATTCTCCACCCTGTTGAGGAAATAAATAATTTTTATAGAATTGGAGATCAGGTCTACCATTGATTGCTAATTCACCCGATGATGTATCTAGCTTTATATCCTCCTTGTATACAGACATTAACTCTCCCAGTGTTTCTTTTGCCTTTTGAGGAGCTTTGCTACCAATAGGAACTGTCATTTTAATTCTATACTGGGCATTCATAACGTTCCATATAATTCTAGAATGCTCCATTATCTTTAATAAGTTATAAGATCTTATCAATCTTTCTGTATACGAAACTCTAGAAACCACGTTGGCTTTAGCGTATGAGATATAAATAATTTGTGCATCCAGAAGTTTTCTTTGTCTAGTTGTTTCTCCGTAGTACTGCCACCAGATAGTTTCTCTTGTTCCATCAGGTTTCTTTTCTATAGCGGGAGTTAAACTTACAGCATCTAATTCTTTAAATCCTACTATCTCTTTACCGTCATTGGAATAAATTATCTCAAAAGCTAAAAATCCTTCTACGACTAATTGTCTAAAGTATTGCCAACCCGTTAGTCCGTTTGCAAAATTGTGAAGAACGTATAACTTCCTGAAATTAGCTCTCATGGATTTTATAACGTCATCTTTCAAATCCATATTTATTAAAGCTGGGTGACAGAAAAAGTTTTTTTCATCATATACTATAGCCTCATCGCATATCGTATCTAGAATGTATTCTATTTCTGCATTAAGAGCAAAAGTTCTAAGAAAATCTCTTTTAACTGGGTAGTCCTTATCAAAATATGCTATGTATTTTCTGTTAGAAGTATCTTGTGCAGCTATACTATAAATAAAATCCTCATCAGATTCAGTAAAACCAAATCTTTCTCTCATAGCGGCTTCGGAAGCTCCTATCGCCATAGAGTCTTCTATGACCATATCTTTATATTCCATTCCGAAGGAACCTAGTCCACTGATCGTTTTTAATATCCTAGAGATATTCGGATTGATCTTTCCTAAATTATCTAAAAATCCTGCCATCTTCTATTTTATTAAATTGTCCCCATGTCTCCTCCTGCCTCTGCACCACCTTCGGCACCTGCCTCTGCACCTGCCTCTGCACCTGCCTCTGCACCACCTTCTGCACCAGTTGCACCTGCCTCTTCAGCTTTCTTTTTTTCCTCGGCAGCTTTTTCCTTAGCTTTTTTGTTGCCTATTATGTCCTGCCCCTTTACACCCAAATATCTATCTACCAAGAAATCCATATTAAAATACTTGGTACCGGCGGAGTTCATAAGAGCAGAAATTTTAATTACCTGGTCTTTCCTTGCCATTAAGACCTCCATTTCTTTGGCTTCTCTAAATATGTTTTCCTTGACGTAATCTAATCCAAATTCGGATTTAATTATATAGTCTTTCTTAAGAGCAGGGAAGTCTAAGCAGAATTGAACCCAAAGGGGCTTCATTAGGATTTCCTGATATATTGATCGTAATCTATTTACAAATTTAGCAAATCTTATTTCTTCTTGGTCTAATCCTTCTGCAGTAAAAGTAATAGTTCCCTCTGATCCAGATTCTTCTCTACCAAATCTAGTCGCTGGAATTTTAGAATCCATTCTTAGCTTATTCGCAAAGTATTTAAGAACTGTGGTATCCGAGAAAGCCGTTGCATCTCCTCCTCCAGGTAAAGGTTGTATATCTGGGGTTCCATTAGGTGACGAAGGCATTAAATAGTTTTTAAAGAATTGTATTTTAGGTCTCCCGTCTATACTTAATTCTCCGCTATCTGTATCTAATCTTATATCCTCTTTGTATATGGACATAAGTTCTCCTAGCGTTTGTTTTGCTTTTTGTGGAGATCTAGTACCAATAGGAACCGTCATAGCCATCCTGTAAGAAGAGTTCATTACGTTCCATATAATCCTAGTATGTTCCATTATACGAAGTAGATTAAATGATCTGATCATTCTTTCACAATAACTAACACGGGAAGAAGTACCTCCTCCTTTGGCGTAACTTATATAAATTATTTGTGAATCGTATAGTTTTCTGGTAAGTGCTGGGTTATCTGGGTACTGAATCCATATGTCAGTAAAAGATCCATCAGGCTGTGCCTCTACTGTGGGGATTAAAGACCAAGGATCTAATTCTTTAAAGCCAACTATGTTTTTTCCTTTTTTATCGAATACTATTTCGAAAGCTATTATACCGTCGACAAGAAATTTTCTAAATAAATGCCAGGCGGCTATATCCTGATTAAACCCAAATAGATTGTATATTTCTTTATATCTTTTCTGAACCTTCTCGTATGTTTCGTCATCGACATCATCGTGCTGCATAAAGGAGAAATATCCCCAGAAGTTCTTTTCGTCGTAAACAATAGCTTCGTCACATATAGTGTCAAGAATAAATTCTATCTCGGGGTTTTGTGCAAATCCCTGTAGATAGTGTCTTTTATTTTTGTAGTCCTTATCAAAATATGCTATGTACTGTTTAGTTGTTGTATCTGCTCTCCTTAAACCAAACAAGAAAGCCTCATCCTTAATACCACCTTTTTGTAGGAATTGTGCCTCCGATATACCTACTGCTTGTGAATTCTTAACAACTAAGTCTTCGTAGGCCATTCCGAAACTGCCCACTTTCTTTATGTTCTCTATAATAGAGCTGAAGAAAGATTTTTTTTCGTCTGTTAATCCAGCCATTAGACTTGTGAATTTTTATTATATATCTCAATAAGCTGGGTCCCTTCAATTGACTTAGTATCAAGATATACTATTCTAGTCCAATCTTCGAAAGGAATTTCCATAACATCTCTAACTTTTTTTAAATCCCAGGATCTATAGGAGTGCTTATATGGTATTCCTTTTAGTATATTTTCCATTATTTGATACTCAGTTCTGAGTGGCGATTGATCCCTTCCCTCCCCGTTTTCAGCCTTACGTATATTTCTTTCTATTTGGTCGTGAAAAACATTTTGTACTCTTTCGAAAAAGTACAATCTAAAAATTGGGGGAATTAAAACAAGATCCAGACCATTGAATAGATTTTTTTTCTCGTAGTTGTCATACCCAGTAAAGAAAACAACAGGTCTTCTGTTTATAAACTTCTTTCCCTTTTCTAACTTATCATTGTATTCAAAAGAATAAACCTTCCCTTGTAAGAAATTTAGTGGATTGAATTGAGAGTTTTTATTGACGAAATTTTTAAACCAAAACATGAAGGACTCTTCTTGTAGTGATGTAAGGCCAGATACTGACGATCTATAGTCGTCAAATTGTTGTTTAAATGGAGTAATCATCTCATTATAAAGCTTTCGTTAATTGCTCCGAATTTATATCCCATAGATTCAGCAAATCTAGTTGCTGCTTCAAACTTAGCCCTATTAGTAATCCAGATCTTAAGCTTTTCGTTATAGCTTCTGATCTTTTTTTCTGTCAGGTTTCCTACTGGTTCTTTCGGTCTTTTGTTTAAGGCATATTGATCTTCTGGTTTTATTTCGATTAACCAATTTTCAAAAGATTCGCCTTTTTGAACCTGTATGTAGTAATCTACGAAATATTTGTGTTCCTTCTTATCTATTGGACTCCAATAAGGAATAGAAGTTGGCTCTGAACTCCATTTTGTTATATTTGGATTTATGTCACAGTACTGACAAAATTTCCTCTCCCAAGAGCTTCTATAGATTATATTGTGGATATCTCCAATGTATTTTCCTGGATTAACTGGAGTGTATTTCCCAGATTTCCACTTTCCATTGGGTTTTAATTTTTTTATATCCACAATTGGTGTTATACATTGTAATTAGAATTCTCTTCTCTAACTATTCTAGAAAAAGGAATAGTTTTTGGAGATTTAGGTGGATGAATTTTCTTCCAACCTTTCTTCATTCCGTTATGTGCTATTTGAGATATAAAGGCAAATGGATTATCAGACTTTTCTGGATCATATCTGTTCCAGTATTTAACTAGATCTTCTAGACCGGATGAGATGCAGTCTTCTCGATCTTCGTTGTCCCTATATGAATGTGTCTTAGACATCCCGTTTACTATGAGAGTAAACATCTTTACTGTTTCGTCGGTTAGTTGTCCGTTTTCTTTGCTTTCGAGAAGAGCTCTTTTTAGCTCTTTGTTTTTTACATAGATCATTCTTGCTGTGGAATATTATTTTGGAGCTTTTCTATTTGCTTTTCTAAATCAATCTTTAATTCTTCCAAATTTTTCCTCGAATTCTTAATTACCCCTATACCTATTCTACCGTTTTCTTCACTAGAAGTTTCTAGTTCTTTTATTTTTGTTAAACAATTTTTCAAATCGTCTAAAACAAAATTGAGTCTATTGCCAACTCCCTCATCAGGATCTTTGGCCATAGACTCAATTAATGATCTAGTATTTACTTTTTTTTTGTTCTCGGAGCAGATGAAAGATTTGCTACTTTATCTTTTTCTGCAAATCTTCTTCCATTTTTCTTACTGTTTCCGTGAGGACCTGCTAAATTAAAATCGTCCTCGTCCTCCATAAACTTCTTAGTCTTTTCAGTCTTTCCGCTAGGAGCCTTTTCTACGTGTGAATTTTTTTGACTCTCCTTAAGCGATAAATTCATATTCTTAAGGTCTTGAATAAACTTAGCAGATCCTTTTAGAGATGCGCTAGGCGCTTTAGCTAAATCTAAATTTTCAAGATTGTCAATGAATTTTTTTCCTGATCCCCCCTTACCTTTGCTTGGAAGATCTGCCATGTTAGCTGATTTAGATTTAACACCTCTTCCTGTTAAAGGAGCAGATTTACCGCTCTTAGGTAGACCAGACATAGTTCCTTTTTCGTTGTTAATAAACTTAGGAGATGATCCAGTCTTTTTATCAGGAGCTTGAGCCATGTGCTTTTTAGATAGACTCTCAATTCTAGAATCTTTGTGTGAACCTCCTCTTGTGCCTGGTGCATTAGCGAAGTTTTGATTAGATTCATTTGTGTACTCTAAATCAAGATCTGGTGCTTTAATATCGTAGCGATCTACTTCATCGTCGATATCTTCTACGTCAGAGAAAAAGTATTCTCCGGTTTTTCCTTCTTTAAAAAGAATGGTATATGTTTTAGAATTGCCATCAACTCCAATAACTCTTCCTTTATTTCCGTTTCTTTTGATTCTAATCTCTGTGTCGATAGGATATCCTAAATCTTCGTTAACAGAAGGTACCACTTTAACTCTACCTTCAAATCTTGATATCTCAACGTTTATCTCGTTCCATCTATCTTTAAGATTATCTATTTCATTCTCAATGCTTTCTTGTAATGTTACGATCTCATGAGAATCTGCAAGAATAGGATTATCTTTTCTAAGGGCGTCTATTTTTATTAATTCTCTTTCTAGAATATCTATGTTCTTAACTATCTCATTCTTATCGTTTTTCATAACGCTTAAGAATGCTTGTTCTCCGTCTAAAAACTCGGTTAATGATTCAGAAATATCGTACTTAATAAAGTCCTTAATTATTGAGATTGCTTGAGTTGCGTTTGCCTCGTAAATTTTATTTAATCTCATTGAAGGATTAACTGTCTGAACATAAATAGCGTGCTCTGTTTTAAATATGTTTACCTCTACGCCTTCATAAATTTTAGATCTGATTTTTTTACCAAAATCTATATCAACAATATCATCAGCATTCTGAGCAACGAAAACTGCTCTAGATATTTTTGAATTTGATCCCCCTAATAAATTATTAGTACTTACACTAACAGCAACTGGCAAGTCACTCTCGTTGATTCTTTTACCGTCAAAATAAACCTCTTTAGATTCATTAGTAAATACGATTTCAACCTTATTGTTTCCAATATTTAATGAGATTCTATTGTTGTCTATTTTTACGTCTCTATCATCAATAATGTTAGCTTGATCCTGTAGTTCTGCAGGAACCTCATCCATGTTACATTCTTTAATAGAACCACTGTTTTGATCTAATTTTAAGAATTTTCCTCCTGAGTAGAATATTGTTTCATTCTCATTTACGTGAATAGGTGAATAAAGATTTTCCACTTTACAAACTTCGTTATCGAAACCAACGTGGAATTTTCCTGTGTTTTCGTTTTCGTAAATTGAAAGAAAGCTAACTAGGTTTCTTACCATTGGATTAAATCCAAATCTCTTAAGACCGTGGATTAATGTTTCAGACGATTTAGTTTCTGAAACTAACCAATTTTTCATCTGGTCTGTAGCATCAGAAAAAAGCTCTCTTCCTGGAGCACTTTTCATTGTCTCATAGGTTTTAAGAACTTCAATTTCTCTTCTTCTGTTATCAAAAGTTCTGTTTAAAGATTCTAAGACAGGAGATACTGAGTTTTCCCAAGAGAAAGGTTGAAGATCTCCTAAAAATGATTCAAATATAAAAGCTTCTGAAATTCCTCTGCTTAATAACAAATGATCATACTTTTCTAATAAGATTTTACCTGCGGGAAGATCTGCTAAAGAACTATTTTTAAGTGCTGACACGGTATTAATAAGTCCGAAACTAAAAGAAACACTGTTTTTTGCTCCTGTTGATAGGTCGGTCATTTGCGATTCTTTTAACATCTGAGCGGTAGATCCGTTTAGGAATGAAGATGCAACAGGTCTTTTTTCTGACCCTAGTCCAGCCCATTCTCTTAGAGAGTCTGCGGCATTTCTAGAGGCCTCCATATTTAATCTATTGATCTCTGGATTAATATTTTTTTCCATTTGTTGTTCGCTTTTTTAGTATATATCTTACTCTATTAAAGTTTTTACATCTTTCCAAACCCAATTAAATATTACCGCCTAAAATAACTTCAACGTTTACTCTAACTGAGTGTGGATTATAAAGGAGCATTCCACCTTCGCTGAAAAAAGGAGATTCTATATCGCTCCCATTTGGATCTAGGTCCCACCCTCTGTTATTAATATAAGGAGATAGATCAGATGGGTTACCTGTAAGAATAGTAAGGTTAGCCATAGGCATATAAGATCCGTTGTATATTATATTTATAAATCTATTAGAAACTGGAAGTGTAGATGGATATGTCGCCTTAATCATAATAAAGCATAATTCACCAAGTCCTTCAGAATTTAAAACCAATGTGGAATTACCGTAAACACACCCGCTAAAACTAGAATAATTGTTTAGTGCTATGTTTGTATCACATAGGCTTATCTCTCGAAGCAGGGTAGTACCCCTAACCACTTGAAGATTGCATCTTTGAAAGATTGCGCCTTCGAATTGAATAGTATCACATACTGTAGGAGGAGTAGCCATTAGTTAAAAACAAATATTTCTAATTCAACACTATATGTATCGCTAGGATTACTAAATAGTATACCACCAAACGAAAGGTTTGGTGAAGTAATTACAGGATAAGGCTGAGGACTAAAATCCGGACTTGGAGGGTTGTTAGAATAATAGCTTAAATCCCATCCTTGCCACTGGATGTCCGGTTCGGTTCTTCCTGTTAATATCATAAGAGTATGTAGGGGATATACGCTTCCTTTGTATTCCCAATTTAGATACCTTTCTTCGTCTGGATATCCTTTCTCGTATTTTACTTTAATAACTATCATTTGAACCTCTCCCTGAGCTTGACCAACCTCTGGAGCTGTTAGAACATATGAGCCGGATGGAGATAATGTGATACTTCTTTTAAGAGATCCTCCACATCCACCAAGTTCAGAATTTCCTAATGATTCCAGCTTAAAATCACAAAGAGAAATGCTGGATAAAATATTAGCTCCCTCCTTTATGTCTAAATTACAAGTCTGAAAAAATACTCTACGATATACGCCCGGATTACAATCAAGGTATTTTACGTATTCTTGATTTGTTGTATAAACTGTTTTAATCATCTTAAACTAAGTGGATCTGTTTCTCCACCAGGATTATTTCTAAAGTTTTTTCTAGACCCACTTGAATCAGGATTTCCTCTAAATCTTTCCCTTCTGGATTTATCAAAATGTGAGCTAGATTCCTCATTATATTTATCCTCAGCAGATTCATTATTCTCCTCTTTCTCCGCAGATTCTTTTTTCATATCTACTGCAGGTTTATTATTCTCTAGGATCTCTTTTTTTTCGTTGATTATTTCTTCCTCTGTAATAATTTCCTCCTGAATAGGGACTTCTTCAAATACTGGGGGAACTTCAGGGGTATCCCCCGTTTTGTTTAACTTTTCTTTCTTTTTATTAAACGAAACTATTCTGTTCCATATGGATTTAAGTTTACCTTCTTTTTTTTCACTCATTTCTTTTTCTTTTTTTTCCTCGCTCATTTCAAATGCAAAGTTTGCTGCAATTACAAGAGCTATTGCTAATGGGTCGAATACAAGCATTAAGATTATTATATACCAGTTAACAACACTGTCTATGTCTTTGCCTGTTAATTCTGCAATATATTTCAAAGGACCTACCTCTCTAGCTAGATCAGAGTTTGAAGAAACATCAAGCTTTTGTTTTTCTATGGAGGATATCCTTGTATTTTTAGAGGATATTGAATCATTTAAAACAGAAACCTCCGAGTCCATTCTTTTTATCTCTGAATCCACATCTTTTATCTGCTGTCTTACTGCATTAGTTGATTTAGATTTTTCGATTAAAACATCCTGTGTGGATTGTAAATTAGTTCTTATTGATGTTAATTGTGTGACCCTGTCATTCTTCTGTTCTACTTGGGATTCAAAGTTTTTTATCTCACTCTGTATGATAGAAATATTTTTGTCAAGTATCTCTATATTTTTATCCTGATTCTGTACTTTAAATGCCGTTTCTTGGTATGCTGAAGAGAGAAACCCATATATCCCTGCTGATGTTATTACGATCAATATTAAAGTTGCTATAGAGAGATAAAGCTTTAGACCTAAATTAAGTTTCCTCCAATATTGATAAAGCAGGGAAGCTGTTACTAGCTTAGCAAATTCTAAGCTCCCTGCTAATACCATTACTTGCACAGCAGCTCCTGCAAACATTTTACCTAATCCTGAAACAGAATAAAAAGCTGCAGATCCAGAAACAGAAAGAGCGGATAAGGCAATTATCCAAGGTAGTAATTTCTTTTTCATATATCTTTATATATCCACAAAAAAAGACTGGGATAAAACCCAGTCTTCTAGTTTAATATATTAATAAGCTTATTCTAGCTCAATTCCTTGCTCAGCTGCTGCAAGTTGTCTCTCTAGATCTTTAAGTACTACGTTATCTTGTTGGATCAACATAAGAGTTTCTTCGAAAGTTTTCCAAAGAGAAATAAAGTCATTAATTTCTGCTTCGCCTTTTCCTGACCATTTCATTAAAAAATAATGAGAGGCTTCGGCTTCAAGATTAGTGAAATATACAACACCGTCCTTAATACCCTCTTTCTTTACTGCCTCGATTCTTTTTATGATTTCGGTAACTCCTAGAGCCTCTTTAGATCTCCATTCAACTTCTTCTCTCATGAATGTTTCAAATCTTCTTAAAAGCTCCTTAGGCATAGATACGGCGTATTCCTTATCTTTAAGGCTTGTCTTATATCCTTCTAAGTCTTTTTTTATAGATTCAACTTTTTCATTGTCTATCTTGTCAACGAACTCTTCTAATTTCTTTTCGTTAGCGATTTCTATTACTTCAGGTTCTAATTGTGCTTTCTTTGCCATTTGTTTTTTATTTTTTATATTGATTATTAAAAGATAAGTTTCCTATATACCGTGAATTTCTCTGAATTTATTAGCAAGATCTATAAATTGCCCGAGATATTCCTTTAATTCGTAATCGTGTACTGTAAATGTTTGTATAGTAGATGTCTGCTCATTTGCAATACGTATTTTCCCCATTTTAGGAACTTCCCCGTATTTCTCCGCACACATGAACATATAAGCAGCTATTTGTAATTTGTAGCTTAATATATCTTCTTCGTCTTTAAGAGAGGTTGAAGATTTAAAGTCTTCTACTATCAAATAATTTTCCAGATCACGATAAACAAAGTCACAAGCTCCTGCCCATCCGCCTTTAAAAGTCGTGTAGAGGAAGGCTTCGTTATCTACGACCTCTAGAATGTTTTCCCAGAATTTATCGTGATAAAAATTCCAAAAAAGATCTCTTCCTTTGTTAACATACTTAGTGTACTTACCATCATCTCTTCTCGATTCCTCGATAGCAAATATCTGTGCTTTTTTTAAAGATCGATCAACATCTTTTTCTTTTGCCCATTCTAAAAGAAACAGTTCAAGCATCCTGTGCATAACTGTGCCTCTTTCAGCAGCGTCATACAAAATCTTATTCCATCTTTCTTCGCCAAATTGCTCTCTTAGTTTTTCGTATTTTTCGTTCTTAACTAATTTTAAGACCGTAGTAACGGACGGCAAAATTAAAGGAGCTTGATCAGCTCCTTCTATTACATAAGCTCTTCCCCAAGGAAAAGCTTGTCTGGTTATATTAACTTCAGAATATAACATCAGTAAAAAAGTATGAAATACCACCAATGATCCAACTAATTAAGCCAAACTTATATTGTAGCCAAAGTAGCAAAAGGACTAATATTATCCGATATATGACCCATCTAATAGAAAGTCTTTGGAAATAAGGTCTATAGATAATAAGGTACGATATAGAATTAGATATAGGTGTTAGCTCGGGCATTATTATTTCCTGTAGATTAAGTCTAGTCAGATACTCGTTAATAGGACGGGACTCTTCAAGAACATAAGCAGGTCTTATTTCTTCTGGAGAATCTGGAGAATAAATAACCTCAGGTGGAAGATTAACCACCGTATAGATCCTTCCGATCCAATCGACACGTAGCTTATATTTTTCCCACTCAATTGTGTTGATATTTTTCTTTATAGTCTTCCTTATAAAGAAATAATTTCTAATGTCGTTTATAACTCTTTTAAAAGGATAATTCATAACAATTATATCTATCTAAAGGAAAAAGTTACATTAGTCGTTAAAAGTTAAATTAACCCCAGGAAACATTTCCCTTACCTTAAGTCTTGCCCTTCTAATTCTTGTAGCAATCGCTCTTTTCTTCATTCCGTATTTATCGGCAATCTCTTGGTATCTCATTCCAAGTATTTCCCTATCGAATAGTATATCCTTATATATTTCTGGTAGGTCTTTCATTTTTTCCACGACGTTATCGTATAGATCTTCCATCTCATCATTTTCAACATTAACATAATCAAATTCTGCCTCTAATGTTATTGCCGCTGATGTAATAGTAGGGAAAGACAAATCATCGGAATCATCGTTACTTCTAACCACTTCTTGAATCATGGGAAGATATCGATCCTCGTTCTTTTTGATGCCTAGGGATTCGTTTCTAGCTATGTTATAGACCCAAGTGGAAAAATTACCTCTTGTAGGATCATATTGAGAGATCTTTGTCCATATCTTAGCCATTGTATTTGAAACAGCGTCTTCTGCTGCTTCTTGCTCCATTAAAATAGATTTACAATGATTTAGTAGCCCTGGTTTAATTCTTTTATATAATTCAACGAAGTCCTTCTCCGATGATGATCTCATAAAACTCTCTGCCAATTCTTGAATGTTTTTTACTGCCATTTTTAATTTCTTTTTTAAACGTTTATTTTTTTAATTTCTATTCCTGCTTCTTCAAAAAGTTTAAAAGAATCTGTGTTTCTGTAGGTTTCAGAATAAACAATTCTTTTTATTCCCGCTTGGATGATTAGTTTAGCGCAATCAAAACAAGGGGATAGAGTCACATAAAGTGTAGATCCCTCAGCACTGTTAGTGCTTTTTGCTATTTTAGTTATGGCATTAGCTTCTGCATGTAATACAGTTGGAAGTGTATTGTTGTTGCAGTCCTCACATTCGTTAGAAAATCCGGAGGGTGTTCCGTTATATCCATCAGATATGATTTGTCTATCTTTTACAATTAGACAACCTACCTTATTTCGATTACAGTGGGAATTCTCCGACCAAACTTTGGCCATTCTTAAATATAGGGAATCGATCTTATCCTGCTTGCTCTTCGGTAGGTTCTGATTGCTCATCAGATTCTGCGCTTTTTAGTGGTGTAACCTCGATTTTAAAGCGCTCTACTATATGGAATGTATCCATAAGTCTAAACACGCCAAGAAGATTTAATATCTTATTGACTTCTTCTTCATTAAATTCTAATTTCTCCCCATTTTCTAAAAGTTCTAAACATTCTTTGTAGCCTCCGTACATACTAAGGAACTCTACTAAAGTGCCTCGTAGTTCCTTCGTAATTTCATAGTTTTTATTCATAATATATTATTTAGGTTTATTTCTTACAAATATATAAAATAGGTTTCAAAAAGTAAACCCCCTAGCCAAACTTTTTATTATTCGGGATAACAACTAATGGATTTTGGAGTGTGTTATTTAAGCGTGTTAGTAAGCCTACCATAGCTTTCATGTTCTCTGCCATTTCGTTATCCATTTTTTGTTTATCTTCAGCTGCTGTTTTATCCTCAGTTTTTATTGTTTCTGACTGGGTGTTTGTTGTTCCTCCACCTTCTGTTTTTGTTTCTGTTGTTTTTGTCTCTGTAGAAGTTGTCGTATTTTGATTCGTACCTTCTGTTTGTTTATTTTGATTATCTCCTGTGCTTCCACCCTCTGGTATTATCACACTAGATAAATTTTGTTGTTCTGTTTCTTTTATAGGGGTATTTGTTGAGGAAGTTTCAGTTTTTGCTGGGGTAGTTGGGGAAATTTTTTCCTCTAACTTAGTTTCCTTGTTTTCTGTTGTTGGAGTTTGTGCGCTAGTTTTATTCTCTTCCGTTTTCTTTTCTTCCGGTTTCTCTAGTTTGGTCTCCTCTTTCTTTTTTTCTGGCTCCTTATTTTTTTTGTCATTTTCCCCAGTCGTACCAGTTCCTCCAGTCGCAGCTTCGAATTTAATACCTAAGATTGATGACAATAAATCTTCCTGTCTTTTTTTTACATCTGCTGCTGTTACCCCAGTTGCCCCTGTTCCTCCTGTCGTTGAAGTTTTTGCCCCTTCTACCTTTCCTGGTGTGGATGATCCAGTTGGACCTGTAGTAGAGGTGGTAACAGTTGTTATGGTTTCAGTTGTAGTCGTTGTAGTCGGTCCAGTTGAACCCGTTGTAGCTGAAGCTACCGTATTAGTTCCCTCAATAGCTGTACCAGTAGACCCAGTAGGACCTGTAGGGGATTCCGTTTTCTTTTCCTCTAATTTAGTTTCTGTAGTAGTTCCGGTAGGTCCAGTTGCCCCTGTTCCCCCTGGTAGCATAGATCTTATATCTTCAACTGTGCCGCTTTTAGATTTTTCTATGAGTTTGTTTATATTTTCGTCATATCTTTTGGACATGTTTAAAACTGCTTCACTATTAAATCCTTTAGCTTCTAATATCTTAGAAATAGCTGAAATTATAGCATTATTTTCTGGAGTGTATAGTAATCCTGCTGTTCTAGCATCTAGAGGAGTTTTGCTATTAAAATAGGAAAGGATATCTAAAAATTTATCTGCTAAAGGTTCAAACTTAAACTTATCATCTGTTACTTTCTTATTGAAATCGTTTTTAATTTCTTCGAAGGCTTCAAATTTTTCTATATCTCTATACCCTATATTTTCTATTATCTCCGTGGGTTTTCCTGTTTTTAAAACCTTTACATTCTCTATCTTATTTGAGGCTGATCCTTTAGCCATTTCGAAAATTTCTTTCCCGTCGACCGCCTCACCTTTATCTATTTTACGACTTATTTCACCCCTATCTGAACCGCTGTCGTCGTAGGCTTTCTTATAAAATATAGAATTAGGATCCAGAGCAGGGTCTAATTCTTTTAGTGTTTTATCAAA